CCGTAACATGTATGATACAATTACAGAGGAGTTAACAGACGGTGACCTTGAGAACGCCAATTACAGGTGGTCTACTGCACGAGGTGGGGCATGGTCTATGCTCGACATTACTCTTCCCGACATGCAAGTACCCATCGTAACAGACAAGATGGAGACTAGCATTGGTAATCGTATCATTGCTTTGCATGGTGTCGATGGATCATGTAGCAACCAAGTATTCTTTGGGGCTATTGATTTCTTTTGTACCAATGGTATGATACGTGGAGAGTTTGATAAGATACGTAGAAAGAATACCTCTGGTTTTTCTTTGAGTAGTTTTATATCAGAGCTACAACGAGCACGTACTGACTTCTATACAGAGGCAGCTAAGATGCAAGTGTGGGCTGAGACTTCTACCAAGTACGTTGACATCAAGTCTATGCTTGACGAGATGATAAAGTCTGACCGCAAGGCAGAGAAGATGTACGAATTGTACCTACATGAGGCGTCACAACGTGGTCACAACAAGTGGGCATTGTACTCAGCGTTCACTAACTACGCTTCTTATGCCGATGAACGTAATGGTTTCAACCTACGTAACACTGGCAATGACACACAGGCAATTAGCATGTGGTCACGTGAGCAAGAGGTGTCCAAGTGGGTATCAGATAAGAAGTTCGTACAGTTGGAAGCTGCTTAATGCGTATGTCAAGTCAAGAGTGGTGGGAATATCTAAAGTGGGCTTCTGCCCACCACCTAACAGAAGTATTCCCAGATGAAATTTTATCTGACTCAGAAACATTAGAGTATGAAATGCATGATGCACGTATAAAGTGGATAGAGGATCATGTTACTGAGAGAAATGAGTATCAGGATGGTGATGATATTTTTGATGAAATACACATACTGGCAGTGTCTGCCTTTGAATTAGTAAAGGAGAAAATTAATGGTAGCATTGCCTAGATTTGTACAGCAACGAGTGTCACTTTCGGGTGACACATCATATCGCTTTAACCCACCACAGAAACTTGTCAATGCAGGTGTCGTGTCACGTGAAGAGTTAGGAGATGACTTGCGTGTAAGTAAACAGCTTGCCAAAGAGTTAAATAAACAGATAGATGATTGGAGGATTGAACAGTCAAAGGTTGTGAACATCAAGCCAAGCGGCAAGGTTACTGACCTAATTAATTTCTACTATTCTTCCAATGATTTCAACATGTTACGTGACTCAACTAAGGTAGACTACAGGTATTTCCTCACCATTTTACATCAGACAATGGGCTATCGTAAGTACAGAGATGTTACATCTAAGATTGCCAAGGCTGCATATGAGGAGTGGGTGTCACGTGGTATTAGTTTTGCTAATCATACAGCTACCTGTGCCAGTAGGATATACAACTATGCCATACGAATGGAACACGCAGAACAGAACCCATTTTCCAAGATCAAACGCAAGCAACAGCAGCAGCGTAAGGTAGTGTGGACACATGGTGAGGTGAACAAGTTCCTTGATGTGGCGTACAGTGACTTTGAGTATCGTAACTTAGGGCTGATTGTACACATGGCATACGAGTGGTGTCAGAGACTTGGAGACATGCGTAATCTTACATGGGATTGCCTTGACCTCAAGAAGCAACAGCTTACTATGGAGCAGAGCAAGCGTAGAGCACAGGTGTTCTTACCCATCAGTGATAATTTAAATCACATGTTGCTAGAACAGAAAGCTGACTTTGGTTTTCAACAGTGGGTAGTACCACATCCCAAGCCAAGGTCAGGTAAGTTTGAGCCATACGCTATGGAAAGACTGTCCAAGGTTGGACGTAAGGTAATGAGACTGGCTAAACTGTCAGAGGAACTACGCCTTATGGACATACGTAGGACTGGAGTAACACAGATGGTAGACAAGGGTGTACCATTGCCACAAATTATGGCGGTGACAGGGCATACACATGTGTCTTCTGTGAAACCATATATGAAACATACGTATGACTCTGCAAATAATGCCTTGACACAGCGTGATACTTATGTACAATCGAGTGTAACGAGTAACATTGAAAGTGATATATAATGAATATAAAAGAATACATAAGTGATTTAGATATTAGTAATGGTAATACTAAACGTACTAACTGCCCTGTATGTGGTGGAGTAAAGACGTTTACCGCTACTAATAATATGGGTCAGCTTATGTGGAATTGTTACAAGGCAGGATGCAGTGTATCTGGTGGGTCACGTGTTCATCTAACTACCGATGACATACGTAACTCACTAGGCAGTGCAGCGCAAGAGACAGAGGCAGTACCATTTCAGAAACCTGAGTGGATAGTCAAGAGTTACATTCGTATCAAAGACTTCTGCTACAAGTGGAGACTGTGGTCTGTAGAACAAGACTTGTTGTATGACGTAAAAGAAGATCGTGTCGTATTTCCTGTAGTCCATAACAATATCATGGTGGACGCAACAGGTAGAGCACTAGGAAAAAAGTTACCTAAGTGGAAAAGATATGGAAAAAACCCCTTGCCATACGTCTACGGATGTGGTAGAACTGGGGTAGTCGTTGAGGACTGTGTGAGTGCAGCTATTGTAGGTGCGACAGATGGTTCTGGATGCTCAGAGAGTGGCGTATATGTCGGGGTAGCAGTGTTGGGTACGTCACTCTCTGAGGTACATAAGAGGTACTTATCACAGTTCGATACGATTATTATTGCATTAGACCCTGACGCATTACCAAAGACACTGCAATTTGCTAAAGAACTAAGAGGTTATGTAGACAATGTAAAAGTTTTACGTTTGACAGATGATCTTAAATACCGTAACCCTACCGACATTAGAAACTTAAACACACTAGGAGAAACATAAATGGAATTATCATTAATACGAAGCTTGATGGATAGGGAGTTCTACGATGACCATCGTGGCGCTAAATGTCCTGACAGATTATTCAGTAAAGATGTACGCAAGATCAAGCAAGCTATCGACACCGCTATGGATCGCTATGAGCGTA